GAGCGGGCGCAAGAAATAACGCGGCATTAATTGACGAAATAAACAAAGGCGCACCGGTAAATACTGGGGGCGGCAATGTAACAACCGCTGAGATTAATTTCAACGTGCAAGCCATTGATGCGGCAAGCTTTAACAGTTACCTGGTAAACAATAAAGGTACAATTGAAGGCATAATTAACAATTCACTTAGAACAAACGGCTCAGTTCGTAAAACAATTAAGCAGGTCGGCTAATGAACAATCTTACAAGCGTTTTAAATGCCAATTTGAATAACGTTAATATTGATGAGTTCACCAAGCAAGGTGGGCTTATTGAGATGACTAGTGGCAATGTTCAGCGTATAGCCGCTATGACTATGCCAGCGTTTACTATTAAGTTGAACTATAAAAACTTAAATACTGATGATTGGCTTGCTTTGCGCGATGTTTACGAAAAAAACCACTCGAATACTTTTATCTATGAATCAACCGAAGCGCGCGACCCTAGACACGAGTTTATAGGTGATAACGCGAGCGTATGGGCGTTTAAAGATTGGCAGTTTCAAACGGATGCACGTACTAGGCGATTTACTGGGTTTATTGAGTTAATATCAAGCTTGCACTTCAATTATCCAGCTTATGCGGCACTAGGCGAACAGACAAGTTCTTATAATTTCACTGAGTCAGCCGATTACACGTTTAACGATTTGTTAAGCTATATCTCACCTTATTCGGTTAAGTATCGCTATACAGGTAACAGCCTTGTATCAAGCATTATGCGCTCATCATCTAATATTAAAGACAGGGGCGGCTTGCGTAAGGTTTGGACTTTGAACTGGTTGGTCGATGAAGCTGATTTTTTAGAGCTTATCCAGTTCTACCGCAAGCGTGGTGGCGTTTTTAATGAATTCGGCATAACCGACGGGGGTTACACGCTTAGCGTTGAGTCTCTATATATGGATTATGGCTATGTTGATAGTAACTATGTCTTACATACTAAATCATCAGGGTTATTTAATCAGTACTTAGAAAATCATCTAGATTACGTTGCAGATGATTACCTGGAAAATGATTTTTTCTACAATCTGAACGCAACCTTTTCGCATGACGGCTTTAAGTATAATAAACGAGTCGATGGATTTTATACGGTTGAAGCGGATATTTTGGAGGCAAGATAATGGCAAAGACAATAACAACCAATGCAAGAAATGAAGAATCCATTGCGCTATTACATTTATTTACTTTTGAGTTGCGTAATCATAATGGCACGTTTAAAGAGTGGTTAAGATTTACGGATCATGACGTTTTTGTGCAATATGATGGCAATGAATATATTCCAATGTCGGTTAGCTTTAATTCATTAACAGAAGATTTTAGCTTATCAAGTGATAATGTGAGCGTTCAACTCGATAACGTGAATGGTGAGGTTGTAGACAAAGCAATCGCATACGAATGGCGCAACAACTCAGCAAAGATTGAACGAGTTATCTACACGCCAGAAAGCCAAACATTCGGAGCGGATACTTATCCTGTTGGCGTTGTTGCAGAAGTTCTGCCTGGTGGTTATCCTGAGTTAGATTTGGCAGGCGTAACCAATAAAGATATTTATATTTTGTTTGACGGGGCAATTGATACATTCAGCGCAACAAGCCAAAGCTTATCGGGTACATTAACCACACAGTTTGCGCATTGGAATAAAGCCGTACCAAGTCGTTTATTTAGTCAAAACGAATTCACAACAATCATCAACGCAATGACCGAAGAATTATATTGGGGGCGAGAAGCTCCATGATGAATTGCTTTACAGCTAGTTATGACTTTTTACGGATAAAAGGTTATAAAGTGCCAGACACTTGGAACGGTTGGAATTATGATAACCCTGATTGTTTTGTTATGTATGACAAAGATTTTTTAAAAAGACGCGATCATATAGCATTCTTTAAAAGCTTTTGTGACCAAGTAGAAAATCCACAAAAAGATGATGTTGTATTAACACGTTCATCGGTTGGTATTGCTTTAAGCGCAACAAAGCAATGGATATATTCAGAAGTAAACAATAAAATGATTATAAAGGCAATCAAGCCGAATAGCATAATAATGAGGGTTAATAATGGGTGACGCGGTAAAAGTAGTTGTTGGTGTTGCATTAATCGCAACTGGCTTGGGTGCGGTCGGTATTGGCTTTATGGCTGGCTCAAGTGCATCGCTTGCTCTTGGTGCGGCATTAGCAACTACTGGATCAGTTGCGGCTGTATATGCGGCGGTTGGTGTTATGGCTCTTGCAGGAATATCAATGGTTGGTGGTGCATTAACGCCAGATATTCCAGACTTCGGAAGCGTTGCAAGTTATGCAGGGCAAAAGCTACAAACAAGAAAAACCAATACAGCGCCCGTGCCTATTTGCTATGGCCGCAACCGTTTAGCTGGAAATATCGTTTGGGAAACCACAGGAAACCAAATAACAGCAAACTCAGACACAGCAGGAAAAAACCGAGATTATTGGGCTGTAATTGCATTATGTGGGCATGATATTGGAACAATCAACGGTATTTATTCAAATAATGAAGCCTTGACAGACAGAGGAAGCAATATATATACGGGTACTTATGTTGGTGTAAAAGCAAATTATCAATCAAGTGCGGTAAATTTACAAAGCTTAGTTTTCTCAACTAATGACGGCACAAACACATATACCGGTTCAGCTCTTGGTTTTGATTCAATATCTTTTCCTGGTGATGTTACTTATATAACAGTACATCAGATTTATACAGCGCCGGATAATCAGCAATTAAAAAGTATTAGTGTTGATTTTTTAGGTAAATCTGTTCGTTCTATTGCATCGGGTGCGTTTAGCTCAACTACTAACGATCCTAGTAATGTTGAGATTGTTGCTGATGTTTTAACTGATTTATTAGAAGTGCGAGATTCGGCTCTTGATTTAGCGTCTTTTACAAGTGCAAAAGCTGATGTTATTGCAAATGGATTGGCTGATTGTAACCTGGCATTAGTACAGCAATTTAATATTCAATCGGTATTACAGGATGTTATGGCCAGTGGTCGTTTATCATTGGCTCGCTCTGTTGGTGAGTGGGTTATATATGCAGATAAAAAGCAAAAAACAACTTTAAAAAGACTTACAGAGCAAGATATTATCAACGGTACACTTGGTATTAATATGCCAGGTAATAACGACATTGCAAACTCAATAACAGTGAACTGGGTTAATCCTGTGGATAGTTGGTTAAAGTCGGATTATACGATTTCAGATTCACAGCTAATAACAAACGATGGCCGTGACATGAATAAGGCTCTTGATGTTAAAAGTGTAATTGTAGAATCGCAAGCGCAAAAGATTGCAGAAATAACTCTTAATTCAATGCGGTATAGTGAAGACGAAAGCGGGAACAGAGTAAAGCAAACGCCATTGGTTGCAAGTTTTGCAACGACAACGAAACACGCAGATATTGAAGTTGGTGACGTGGTAGAGATTGAGCATTTCTTATTTGACAGAGTTAGAAAGTTTTTAATTCTATCGGTTGAAACAAACCAAAGCGGGATTGTTAGCTTCTCAAGCCGTGAGTATTGCGAGACGCATTACAAAGACACATCAGGCAATTATATTATTTAGGGGTTGTTATGCTAGGATTTTTGACGAGTTTATTCAGTGGCGGCACAGTTAAAGCGATTGAGAATATTGCGAGTGAAGCTATTGAAACAGAAATGGAAAGCGCAGAAGCCAAAGCCTTGTTTATTAAAACGCTTGATCCGAATGGCTTAATGCGCAGAGATTTATCAAGGTTTGCAAGTGTAATGTATGGCTTTTATTTATTTGCAACTACGGTGTTAATATTTATGGTTGCTTTTGATTTTGGCGATTCTAATGGGGCAAGCACAGCGGCCAGCATGATGAAAGAATTGTTTGTACCTATCACAACGGCCTGGGGTGGAATAGTTGGGGCATCGTTTGGCGTTAATGGTGTAAATTCATATAAGGGAAAGTAATAATGAAACTTGCGGATATGAAAATGCGAAGTTGCGATGGACATGGTTGTGGACATTTTGGAGCGTCACGAGGTTCACGAACCCACATGGGTATTGACCTGGAGTGCAATCCAGGAGTGGACATTTTATCACCCATTGATGGCGTAGTTAGTAAAATCGGTTTTCCTTATGCTGACCCGAATAAGAACTTTATCCGTTATGTTGAAATAACAAAAGCTGACTATAAATTCAGATTCTTTTATGTTTCCCCTTCTGTTAAAGTTGGCGATGATATAAAAGTCGATGATGTTATTGGCGCGTCCCAGTGTTTAGGGCAATTCTACCCGGGTATAACAGAGCATATTCATTTTGAGGTAAAAAACCCAGAAGGGATAAGAATAGACCCGACAATCGCTTATTTATCAATGATATAATGTAATCAAATTAAAAATAATTTAACGGATTAAATCAAGTGGCAGAGCGTAATATTTCATCAATAGCAAGGTGCATAAAAGACATCGTTCTTATATGGGGTAGTTTTTCGGCAGTAGTCACGGGTTCAATTTATTATTTTAATGAACATTACAACCTATTTATCATGCACTCAACCGAGTTGGGATTGGTTGGGCTTACGATTGCGACTAGCGGCATGGTTTGGTTTACTTTATCTAAAAAGACAGAAGCAACAGATGAAAATATCAAAGAATTGAAATCAAGCGTTAATGATGAACTTAATGAAATACAAAAAAACCTAGTACGCGCTGATGTTGATAGATGGTATAAAGACCATATTAATGACGATTCACTAAGCCATGATGAACTTAAATATTTACATTTTTTAAAAAACAAGTTAGAAAAATACAAGGTAAATTCATTTAGTCAAAGCCAGATAAATAAGCTTTTGAATAAATTCGACAAATAATCAAGCCGCTTTATGCGGTTTTTTAGTTTAGGAGTAAAAGAAAATGATTGATTACAATTTTTTATTGGAAATTTGCACCACATAAAACAAACGCAACAAAGTGCAAGCTTGCATTGACCACCTATCACAGCAAAAAGCCGCCATAGCTTTAGGTATTCACATATCAAGCCTGGAAAAAACATTGCTCAAGCTAAGGTATAGAGCAGAAGAGCTTGGCAAGTCAGAACACTATCTAAAAGATATTAATATCCCACAGCATTTACCTGTTAGCGGCACAGTTCCAGATAACTAATAAAATTACCAATGTAAACAATAAAAAATTATATTCAAAAGTGTTTACAGGATAAACAAAACTGTTATATAATTATTCCCGAACAAACAGGAGAAGAAAATGAAAATAAAAACACAATCACAATTTGAGATTGATTCAGTTTTAAACCAATTGCACGGCGTTTATGACATTCCAAACGATGTTTACCATTCATCGCCAGGGATTTCAAAATCTGGTTTAGACTTAATTAACAAGTCACCAGCTCATTACAAGTTCAAAGAATCTAGCGAATCAACTCCATCAATGCGCATGGGTACGATTATTCACTCTGCTATTTTAGAACCGCATTTATTTGAAAAAGATTATATGCTTTTAGAACACGTTGAAGATAAACGAAAGGCGGAATATAAAGAAGCGGTTAAAGAATACGGTAAAGACAACGTATTAACATCAAAAGAAGCAAATCTTGTCCGATCGTTGCAAGAGCAAGTATTATCTAATAAAGATGCATCTGAGTTACTTAATAAAGACGGTTACAGCGAATTATCTTTGTTTGCTAAATGTCCAACAACAAGCGCATTGTTGAAATGTCGTTTTGATTATTTAACAACCGATGGCTTTGGTATTGACTTAAAAACAACAAGGTCAGCAAACGAGAGAGATTTTTCTCGGTCAATATATGATTATCGTTATCATGTGCAAAATGCATTCTATGCTTATGTTTATAAGCTAGTATTTAAAAAGCCGTTATATACGTTTATTTTTATCGCCGTTGAAACAACATCGCCATATTTTAATAAGGTCTGGCAGTTGTCGCAGGAGTCTGTGTTAATCGGTGCGCATGAGTTTAAAAAGAATTTACAATCATATACAAAAGCGTTAGAACTAGACTATTGGCCAATGCCTAATCAAGCTTTAGAAGATATTAGCTTGCCATCATGGGCTATTGAACAATACGAAGAAGAAATAGAACAGGAGATTAAATAAAATGGACGTTTCACACGCTCTGCAACCCAAAAGCGACCAACTTAATGCCGATGATTTAATAGTATCACCAATGACTTATATTATTCAGCAGGTGGACGTTCGCGAATCAGGCGATCAACCTATCTCAATTTGGCTTCAAGGTTTTAGCCGACCTTATAAGCCATGCAAATCAATGGGGCGCGTACTCGCAACCGCTTGGGGTACTGATTCCTCAATGTGGGCAGGCCAGGGGATAACCTTATATTGTGACCCAACGGTTACATGGGCAGGAAAAGCCGTAGGGGGTATCAGAATAAGCCACTTAACAGGCTTGCAACAACCTATGCAAATAAGCTTAACCGCATCACGCGGGAAGCGTAAACCTTTTACAGTACAACCTTTAATTTTACAACAACCAACTCAATAGGAGAGTTAAAAAATGGCGACAAAACTATATGATGCAGTAATTAAAACAGGTTCTTACATTGGAACAGACGGAAACGAAAAAGGACGCTATACGAAATTAGGTGTTGTTATGCAAGGCGATAACGGCCAGTTCATGATTATCGAACCAACCGTTGATTTAGCAGGGTGCTTAATGCTACAAAATCAAATCGCAGTTGAACGCGGTCAACCACAAAAAAGCTCTGTAATGTGTTCTATGTTTGAACCTAATCAGCAAGGCCAACAACCACAACCAACCCAGCAATCACAACCAATACATCAGCCACAACAGCAGATGCAACCGCAACAGCAGATGCAACAACCAATGCAACAGCAACCGCAACAACCTGCAAACGTAGGCTTTAGCGATGTTTCAGCACCATTCTAATTTGTGCGATCTATCTCAGGAGCAACAACAAGCAATTGAGATAGATAAACAACGATGGTTTAGGGCGTATAAAATGGTGCGCTCTATGATGTTGAACGATATAAAGATAAAGTTGGAAGCAATGCCAACAGAAGAAAAAAACGACATGAGAATCAAGTTAAATACTTGTTATGCAAAAAGGTTTGAAAAATGAAATTAGAAAATATAAAAGACGCAATTACTCGATGTGGTTCGCAAGCCGAACTATCCCGTCAAATGGAAGTCACACCGATGCATATCACGCGCTGGATTAAATACGGGGTTGTGTTTATTGATGGTAAACCTTATAAACCAGTGGTTGAAATTAAGAGAATTTAGGTATTTAACTATATACAAAACTGTGTATAATAGGATCTAAACAACAGGAGAAGAAACAATGAAAGAGTTTGATTATAATTGGAACGGCATTATTTTCTTAATGGTCAAATACGAAGATGAAGATTTTGATGAATACCCACATTGGACTGATATTGATTTCGCTTGCGAACAAGGCGACATTGGTAAAGACGGGTTTTTAATGGTTGAAGATATTACCCATAAATCAAAACTAGAAATAAGAGAAAAAGCGTTTGATTATTACATGGAAGGTAATAAATAATGGGTGATCGTAAAGCCGACTGGCTAATTACTTTGGTTGTAAGTCATACGATGTTAAAAACTTTGCCAAATGATTGTTATTGGATCAACAGAAGAAGCATTAAGAAGGACGGTTAATTATGAGTATGTTAAAAATAGATAGATTAAAAAAGCAAAATCAAAAGTTATTAGATCAGATTGCGTTAAAAAACCAAATACACGAAATGGAACTCATGCGACTTAATAACCATTGGTCTAGCAAGTTCGACATGATTGTTGGTATGTTTGAGATTCAAGCAAAAGAAGCCGGAACGATCAGCGAATTAAGAAAATGGTTTAAAGAATGGACTGATGACGTAAACGCCATTAATGCCGAAGATGAAAATTGTGATACTTATATCGCCGATTTAGTTGAAAAGCATGGCTTTGAGTTTGAAGTTAAAAGAATACCCGTTTCGCATAGAGAAATATTGGAGAAATACTAATGACTGATATTAAACAAGCAACACCAGAAGAAGAAAGAGAATTTGAGCGCATGGAACAACACAACAACCCAATAGAGCCAAATCATTACACTAAGATGGCAATCAGCCCGCTTGAGTATATCGAGGCAAACAATATAAATTATACGATTGGCAATGTTATCAAATACGTTAGCCGATACGAAAATAAGAACGGCCTGGAAGATTTAAAGAAGGCTCAATGGTATTTAAGCCACGTTATAGATTATTTAGAAGGAAAATAAATAATGAATATGGAAGAATTGCAAATGGCAGTTGTGGTATGGGCGGAGAAAAAAGGCATAATTAAGCACTCAACACCGCTAAAGCAACACATTAAAACCCAGGAAGAGGTGACAGAGTTGCTTCAAGCTTTAGTTGATGGCAACGATCATGATATTAAAGACGCAATAGGTGACATTGTAGTGACTTTGATTATTCAGGCATACTTGAATGGTACAACAATAAATGAATGTCTTGAGCAGGCTTACAGTGTTATCAGTAAGCGTACAGGAAAAATGGTAAACGGCTTATTTGTGAAGGATGAATAATGATAAATAAAGAAAATCCGCTAAACAAACAAGGCAGGCCTTCCATTGTTTATGCAAATTCTAAACCAGAATATCAACCATCAAAAGTCAGTAAGAAAGCCAAGCAAAGAAACAAAATCCGAAGACGTATTGAAGACATACAACACGTTAAGGAATTTGAAAAACTTTGGGGGAATTTATGAGAGAACCGAACTGGATTAAAAAAGCAGGCATGACATTAAAGCAAGCTCAAAAAAAGATAGCCAAGCTTGAAAAACAAGGCTTAATGCAGATAGAGATTGCAGAAATTCTAGGTATTAATAAAGGCTCTGTTAGTTATTTTAACCGTAATTTCAGAAAAGGCGAATACAAAAAAAGAGGTGCGGAAGAAACAAGCTGGTGGATAAATGGCGAGTTAATAAAAACAAAAGAAAAGGTAACAGAACTGTATGTTACTAAAAACCTTTCAGCTCAAAAAGTATCTGAGCATTTTGGCACAACCAAAAGAACTATAGATAGATTTGTACAGAAGAACGGAATCAGAAAAAAAACTAAGCCCGTAGAAGAAACGACTGCATCAACCATTAAAGCAGATAGACCGCTGAACAAGTATGAGCTTCAAGAACTAGAAGAAAATAGATATTTTTCTATGCACATAGTAGGCACAAATCCAAAAGCACTTGATAAATTGAGGGCGATGGCATGAAAAAATATATAGCTAAATGGTCTGGCGGTAAAGATTCAACGTATTTAGTTGATGAATTGTTAAAACGTGGCGATCCATTAGACGAGGTTATCTTTTGTGATACTGGCTTTGAGTTTCCCGAAATGTACGACTACATTGAAAAATGCAAAACTTATTGGGAATCAAAATACCCTGACTTAAAAATAACGCTTATTAACTGGGGTAAAGGCCGTGATATTTGGGATAAATGGGCTGATGGAGAAATTACAAAAGGAAATTACGAAGGCCGTGTTAGAGGCTTTCCTGCTGAATTAGGCATGAGCTGGTGTACAAGGGAATTAAAAGTAAATCCAGTACAGAACTACATAAAACAACATTATAAAGATTGTGATGTCTTCTATTACATAGGTATTGCTTTTGACGAGCCTAAACGAATTCCTGTTGATTGGAAAAATAAGATTTACCCAATGGTTACTTGGCAGGTAACAGAAGACATGGCAGGCGAAGAACTTAAAGAGCGAGGATTATTTAATCCACTGTACAACCACTTTAACCGCACTGGTTGTTGGTTATGCCCGAAACAAGGCACAAAGTCATTGGCAAAACTGCATGAGCATTACCCTGATTTATGGCAAGAGCTAGAAAGCATGGATAAAAAATATAAACAGCTTAATGCAGTCAATGGATTTAAAGCAGATGGATTAGATAAAGTTGCTATTGAAGTGAAATCAATATCAAGAATGAGCAGTGAGCAATTATCAATGTTTGAAGATGAACAGCCTATCGGGTGTTTTTGTAAGTAAGGATATGGCATGAAAAAGAAATCATATAGACAATTACAACGTGATAACGAAAGGCTTAAAGCAGGTATTCAAACTGAAATCAAAGCTGAACAAGCTATGAACTTGAGTGTTGAAGAATATGATGAATTGATTGATGGAGGTGCAGAATGAGTATTGAATTGCTAAATATTGATTGCATGGATTACATGAAAGACCTACCTGATAACGCTTTTGATTTGGCTATTGTTGACCCGCCTTATGGGATAGATGTTAATAGCATGAATATGGGTGGCAGAAAGACAGTGCAACCAACAAAAAAAGACTGGGATAAAAGCATTCCTGAAGATATTTATTTTAGAGAGCTTTTCCGTGTTTCTAAGAACCAGGTTATTTGGGGCGGCAATTATTTTGAACTTCCGCAGAGTCAATATTTTGCGATATGGGATAAAGGCGAGACAATGTACGGACGTGATTTTGCTGAGTGCGAGTATGCATGGATTAGCAAAGGTGGGACGAGAATATTTAAATTAAGCCCTAATCAACTTGACCGTTTTCACCCAACCCAAAAACCAGTAAAGCTCTATCAGTGGTTACTAGACAAATACGCTAAACCTGGTGACAAAATCCTAGACACACATCTTGGCTCAGCATCAAGCGCGATTGCCGCGCATTACGCAGGCTATGATTTTGTAGGAATGGAAATAGATAAGCATTACTACGATTTAGCTTGTAAGCGTTTTAAAAAAGATACTGCGCAAATTGATATGTTTGGAGGTACAGCATGATTAACCTAAATTTAATTGACTTAGACAAAAAGAAAAAAGAAGAACTAGCAGAATTTGACAAGGTGGATGGTGGCGATTGCCGTTTTCTACATTTACCACAAAAAGCACAGAGAGCCGCTTTTGAAATTATGGCTAAGTTCGATAGTTATAACGTCATTAAGCGTGAGCTAGATAGATGCATGGATTTTAGAATGGCGTTTAAAGATTAAATAATAGAAGAATATAATGAACTTAATAGAAGCATTAAAAGAAGCCCAGGACTTAGCAAATAAAAATGGCTATCGTGTCGCCATTATTGATAACGATGGCCTTGATGTGGTAAAGTTGCAAGCTTGCGCTGATTACAAGATATTACCGCTTGAAATCATACGCCCAGATAGCATGAAACCGCCAAAAGCGTTTTGTGAATTACAATACAGGCATAAATATATAAGATAAAACTATACTTATATTCAAAACTGTATATAATAGGCACTGAACAAACAGGAGAAATAAAAATGGAAAACAGAATTACTATTTATAATAATGATACTCAATACACTGATTTAACTATTAATAAACTATTTGATTTATTAGAAAAACAGTTTAATTTTAATTTTTGCAAGCCGTATAAGACTTTACGTTTTAATCACGGGTTAGTTATTAGCCAGGTCTCAGAATAATGGAAAAGTTTGCAGATGTTTTAGACGTTGCAGAAGCATTAAGAGAAGCGGAAGTGCAATCCGCTTTAGCCAATAGAAAAGAATACAGCTCAGGCATTAAGCCAAGCGGGTTTTGTAATTACTGCGAATCTGAACTTGATAACCCTAAGCAATTATTTTGTGATTCTAAATGCTCATTAAAATGGAGCAAACTAAATGAACGTTAGAACCGTTGGAAGCTATGAGATTGTATTTTGCGATCATAATGATAAAAGATTGAATGAGATTACAATCGACCTTTCATTACACGAAGCGATGCAAATGGCTATTGAATATACAAAAGAAAGCCCTAGTGTAAAAAGCTATTTCATTAACAAGGTTGTCCACAACTCAAAATACAATGTTTATACAGTTAAATAAATTGTTATATGGTTTTTACAGGAGAAATACTAATGTTAAGTCTTAGGCCATATCAAGAAAGCCTTATAAACAGCACAAGGCAAGCAATTATAAACAAACATAAGAGGACTTTACTCGTAGCACCAACCGGTGCTGGAAAAACAGCTTTAACCGTTCACATGATGGACACAGCAAGCAAAAAAGGCTTGCGTTGTATGTTTGTAGTGCATAGAAACGAATTACTAAAACAAACAAGCGGCGCAATGTGGAAGCAACACTTAGAGCATGGGCAAATAAAGTCAGGTAAACGCACAAGCCACCAACCAATACTAATTGCATCAATCGGAACGCTTGTTAATAGGTTGGATAAAGTAGAAGCGCCTGATCTTATTATCATTGACGAGTGCCATCGCTCAGTTTCGCCTTCTTACATTAAGATGCTAGATGCTTATCCAGATGCAACGGTGATTGGATTGACAGCAACGCCAGAACGCTCAGATGGTCGCGGGCTTGGTGATATTTATAGCCATTTAGTTGAAGAAGTTGATGTTAGGCAGTTAATTGACATGGGTTTTTTATGTGATTATCGTTTGTTAGCACCGCCATCAATGGTTAATGTAAGTGGTGTGCATACCGTTGCAGGTGATTACAATAAAAAAGAATTAGCGGATATTACAAACAAGGCAAAAATAACAGGCGATGCAATTGAACATTATCGAAAGCATGCAATGGGAAAGACTTGCATTGTTTTTTGCGTAACGGTTGAGCATGCCAAACACGTTGCAGATATGTATCAGCAAGCAGGTATCGCTTGCGAGCAACTAGACGGAAGCCACACAGACAAAGAACGCCAGGCGACACTTGATAGAGTAAGAAATGGTAAAACGCACGTTTTAACATCGGTTGATTTATTTTTGGAAGGGTTAGATATTCCGAAAATTGAGGTTGTACAATGGTTGCGTAAAACAAAATCATTGATTGTATGGAGACAAGGCATTGGGCGTGGTTTAAGACCGCATAAAGATAAAGACAAGTTAATAATATTAGATCATGTTGGTAATTCGCTTGATCCATTGCTAGGTTTACCAGATTCACCCTATCAATGGTCATTAGAAGGCAGTCGTAAAAAAGGCAAACGCAAGAAAGAACAAGACTTGCGAATTAAGCAATGCCCAAAATGTTATGCTGTATATCAACCAATTAATTCGCCTGAATGTCCAAATTGTGGTGAAGTAACAGCACAAAAACGACAGGCAATTGAACAAGTAGACGGCGACCTTATAGAAGTAGAAAAAGCACAGATAAAGATGGTGAAAAAACGAGAGCAGGGAGCGGCCAGAGGATTAGAAGACCTGATTAAGCTTGGCATAAGTAGAGATATGAAATCGCCAGATGGTTGGGCTAGTCATATATATGCAAGCAGACAAGGACATAAACCAAGTTATGAATTAAGAGCAGAAGCAAAAAGAATATATAAGGACTTGAAAAGATGAAATCAGAAGCAACAATACAAAAAGAGATTCAACTAGCATTATCAAAAGCGGGTTGTATTATGTGGCGTAACGAATCGGCTGGAGTTTGGGCTGGTCGTATTTTATTTAAACAAGCAAGTCAGGTAACACTTGATAATGCAAGTTTTATAAAGTCAGGTTTATGTGTTGGCTCAAGTGACTTAATCGGCTTGACACCTTGCGGGCGGTTTTTAGCGGTTGAGGTTAAAACGCCTAAAGGAAAACCAACAGACGAGCAAATCAATTTTATTAATGCCGTTAATGCTAAAAATGGTATAGGATATATAGCTCGTTCAGCAGAAGAAGCAATACAGGAGTTAGAAGCAAGAATATGAACTATCAACAACACATGCAAGCAAGCGGAATCGAATCACCCCCAAACGTGGTATTTGATGGACGCATTCACAGGTTTAAGACAAAGCGTAATAAAAAAAATGGTTGGTATATTGCCTACGATAACCCGCAAACGGTTGTTTATGGTGATTGGACAGAACCAGACATTCGCAATATTTGGAAAGCTGATGGCGGCACACAATTATCGCCAGCGGAACGAAAGCAAATAGAAGAGCGTAGGGAGTATGCTAAACAACGTGAATTACAGCGTAAACAAAGAAGCGGGCAACGAATCGCCAGGTTTTACGCAAAAGCAAATCATTGCACAATACACCCATATCTAAATAAAAAGCAAATAGCAAACACGGGCTTAAAAGAGTTTAGATCACATAAGCGCCATTTAATATTGATTCCAATGTATAGCAGAGAGCGCAAAGTTGTTGGGATGCAGATTATTTATGCGAATAACTTTAAAAGATACGTTAAAGGCTCAACCACTAAGCAAGTATATTGTTCGATTGGTACGCCTGACGATGTTATTTATATTGCTGAGGGATATGCGACAGGCGCAACCATTCACGCTGTAACGGGCAAAGCGGTTGCGGTGGCTTTTTCAACGGGTAATCTTTTGGAGGTTGCTTCACATCTTAAAAAGTCATACCCTGACAAGCGTATTATTATTGCGGCTGATAACGATCGTTGGAGTAGTGTCAACACGGTTAAAGGTAAGGTTGAGAATCCTGGTTTATATTATGCTTCCAGAGCGGCGGAGTTGACTGGTTGCGAGTATAGATTGCCACAGTTTACAAACCTGGAAACAAAGCCTACTGATTTTAATGATTTATACGCCTTAGAAGGTGAAGAAGCGGTTAATTTATATCTTGCCAAGCTTACTCATAATAAAACAGAAGAACCAACTGAAACGCATGAATATGACACGTTTGAAATTAATGAACCGATACAAGTTAAGCAGGAAAAGGAAACGACAGCACAAAGCAACTTACATGATCCACAGTTTAGATGCTTAGGTTTTTCTGGTGATGAGTTTTATTTCTTACCAACCAAAACCAATAAGATTATTTCTATTAGTCGTGGCTCGATGGGTTCTAAAACACACTTGCTTTCGATTGCTTCTCTTGACTGGTGGAAGTCGGTGTTTTTTCAAGGTGAAAAAGAAGATTGGACTTTCGCAACCGATTATCTATTCAGACACCAGGAGCGAGTTGGATTATTTGACCCGGCTAGGATTAGAGGGCGTGGTGCATGGTTCGATTTAAACCGTTCTGTTTTACATATTGGTTCTAACCTTATTGTTGACGGTGAAATAACTAAGATTCATGATTTTAACACGCGTTTTATTTATGAACTAGCGCCTGCAATAGAGTCTAATATTGATACAGTTCCGGCAACCGTTGAGCAAGCTGGGCAGGTATTTGATGTATTTAGAGAGTTGAATTTTGATAAGTCAATAAGTGGGCATTTACTGGCGGGTTGGTGTTTTCTCGCACCTATTTGCTCGGCACTTGATTGGCGGCCACATATTTGGCTCACAGGCTCAAGGGGTACAGGTAAAAGTTGGATTCAAGAGTTTATCGTTGACCGAATAGTTGGCGAAGGTGCATTTAGAACTCAAGGCTCTACAACAGAAGCCGGAATACGCCAAACGCTTAAACAAGATGGGCGAGCGGTTATATTTGATGAGTCAGAATCTGAAGACCAACAAGGACGCAGAAGAATGCAATCCGTTATCGAGTTGGCCAGACAAGCTTCAAGTAATTCATCAAGCGGTATTACTAAAGGAACGGCGGGCGGTGATGCGATGGTTTTCTTTATTCGCTCCATGTTTATGTTTGGCTCGATTAACGTGGCAATCAACCAGGCAAGTGACGAATCACGCATAAGCGTATTAAGCTTAAAAAAGCATGATAAATCTAAATCAGAAGTTGATAAGTTTCATAAGTTTGAAAAACACGTCAACAACCTTTTAACCGATAAACTAACAGCTTCTTTACGCGCTAGGGCTTACAAAATGATTCCGGTGATAAGACACAACGCTAAAGTAATTGGACGTGCCATTGCTGAATATCTTGGCTCGCAACGAATGGGCGATCAATACGGCGCTTTATTATCTGGGGCGCTTGCTTATGTATCAGACGAAGAAATAAGCCTAGAGAACGCCAGAGAATACGTTAAGAAAATTGACTTTACCGAAGCGCAAGAATCTGAAGATGTGCGTGATGAAGAGCGATTAATTCACACGATTATGCAACACCAAATAAGGGCAGAAGTAGACGGGTTCAATTACAATCGTTCTATATCCGAGTTTGTGCAAATTGCGGCAGGTAGTTCAGGGGATAATAAATTGCATAATATGGACGCTGGGCAAATTCTCAGACGTTATGGGATTATTATTGAAGATGGTTATATTTACGTTGCGAACAATCACAGCGAATTAAAACGTATTTTAAATGATACGGCTTGGGGTTCTGGTTGGGCTAGAGTTTTGATCCGATTAGATGGAGCATTAAAAGCTGGGTTAGTAAGTTTTAACGGCACAAAATCCAGATGTATTAAGATTCCGATTGATTCCGTTATAGGCTAAATAATTGCCCCGCTAATGTGGGGTTTTTTATTGGAGTAACGGTTTGTTACCGCAGTAACGTAGTAGTAACAAGTGTTGTTACCGCTAAATACCTTTAAAATCAACAACTTATGTGCAAAGGTAACAAAAGTAACACTTTTCCGCAAAAATAGATATATAGATAGTAATAAAGGCATATAGAGATTAATATATCTCTCTATATATATATATAAATATTGTTACTTTTGTTACTACTACTACTACAAGCCTTTAAAACCAATGGTTGCAGAGGTAACAAAAGAGGTAACAAGGGGTAACAAAACCTGTTTTATTGTTACCGCAAATGATTAAGCCTTTTAAAATCAAAAAGTTAGATTAATTTACTTGGCCTGGTGTTTAAAAGTGGTATAATTTAGCAATAAAAAGAAAAAGGAGCAAAAATGTCGAACTCAATTAAGATTGTAAATAAAGCCGGATATACCAAAAATATCATGAATGTTATTAGTTGCAAGTATAAGCAAGAAGACGGTATTATGGATTTAGAAGTCGTTGTTCATGATATGGGTGATAACACGATCACATCAGAACACGCAGAAGACTATCAACTTGCAAGCGGTGATGTTGCTTACATGGTTAATTCATACGGAACAACAGTGGACACTATAAGGGTTAAATAACATGAATGATTTCCCGATTATAAAAGGCGTTGACCATACAGATATTGAACATATCCCTGTTGGTGACTTAATCCCATACGCTAGAAACTCAAGAACACATAGCGATGAGCAAGTTAATCAAATTGTTGCTTCGTTAAATGAGTGGGGGTTTACAAATCCTTTATTGCTTGATGAAAATAATCAAATCATTGCAGGTCATGGTCGATTGATGGCGGCTAAAAAAGCAGGCTATGAAAAAGTTCCTTGCATGGTTGCTAAAGGTTGGACAGAAGCACAGAAGAAAGCATACGTTATAGCTGATAATAAATTGGCTTTAAATTCTGGTTGGGATGATGAAATGCTTGCCGTTGAATTCCAAGAATTAGAAGAATTAGGTTTTAATATTGAACTTACTGGTTTTGACATTGGTGAGATTGAAGAATTAATGCCTATCGAAGAAGTTGATGGTTTGACTGATGAAGATGAAGTGCCAGAACTACCAGAAGAACCGATTAGTAAGCTTGGCGATGTTTGGATTTTAGGCAATCACCGTTTAATGTGTGGGGATAGTACAAGTGTTGATGATGTTGAAAAGCTTATGAATGGTAATAAGGCTGACATGGTTTTTACTGATCCACCGTATGGTATGTTTTTAGACGCCGATTATTCCAGCATGGATAGTAAATTTAAAGGCAGTAGTGGCGGCAATAGCTACGAAAATGTAATCGGCGACCATTCAGATTTCGACCCAAGTTTGATTAACACGGTATTCGCAAACTTTAGTTATTGTAAGGAAGTTTTTTTATGGGGAGCTGATTATTATGCAGAGCATTTGCCAGACAAGAATAATGGTTCTTGGGTTGTGTGGGATAAGAGAGGGGATGAATCGGCCGATAAAATGTTTGGCTCAACTTTTGAACTATGCTGGAGTAAGGCAAAGCATAAAAGAATGTTAGCCAGGGTTAAATGGGCAGGAATCTTTGGTATGGAAAAAGAGCACGACAAGAAGAGAGCGCATCCAACACAAAAGCCAGTAGCGATAATAGATTGGTTTTTCGATTATTATAGCTTAAAAGACAAGGTGAACGTTGTGGACTTGTACGGTGGTTCTGGCAGTACATTGCTATCATGTGAAAAAGCTGGAAAATCGTGTTTTATGTCAGAACTAGATGAAAAGTATGTTGATGTTATAATTAACCGCTGGCAAGATTACACTGGCAAAGAAGCTGTGTTAGAATCAACGAAACAATCATACAATGAGTTGAAGCAGGGGGCGCAAGCTGATATTTCCGAACCTGTGGAATCTCACCATATTCAAGAGGTGGTAAATGGCTAAGTCATCACCTACACACGAACCAACAGCAAGCACACGCAAACAAGTATCCAGTATGTCAATGGCTGGGATTCGCCAGGAAGTCATTGCAGATATTATTGATATTGACCCAAAAACTTTGCGAAAGTATTACCGAAAAGAGTTAGACCATGCCACGGCAAAGGTAATTACTTCTGTTGCTGGTAAGTTATACGAGCAATGTATGGGTGGAAATACTTCTGCAATGATGTTTTTATTAAAAACTCGCGGCGGTTGGCGTGAGAGCGACCAGGAACAACAAAAAGACGGAAGCCCGCAGAAAGTAACGATTGAGGTTATTGGTGCGAATACAAGCAACTAAACCACAGGCTGACTTCTTACAAATGGATAAGAAGTTTAAAGGCTTTTTTGGTGGTTATGGTACGGGCAAATCTGAAACGCTTGCAAACGCTTCAATACTAGATGCAATGTTATCACCTAGCGCATTGGTTGGAATCTATGAGCCTACTTACGATCTTATCAGGTTGATCATAGCGCCAAGAATGCAAACCAAGCTTTCTGATTACGGCATTAACTACAAGTACAACAAATCAGAAAACGTTATTTACACTTCAAACGGCTCAATGGGTGATTTCATATTTAGAACGCTCGACAACCCAGAGCGGATAATCGGTTATGAAACATTCAGATCGCATATTGATGAATTGGACGTATTAAAAACGGATAAGGCGCAAGAAGCCTGGAATAAAGTAATCGCTCGTAACCGTCAATCAATCATTGGCGCAGAAGATGAAAGCCAGGAAAACAAAGTTAGCACTTACTCAACGCCTGAGGGTTTTAAATTCTGCTATAACAGATGGGTGCGTGATGGTGGTGATGATTACGGTTACATTCAAGCGTCTACTTTATCAAACCCATTTTTACCTGCTGACTATGTGCAAGCGCTAAGAGATACATATAGCGAAAAGCTAATCGAAGCTTATATCAATGGGCAGTTTGTAAACCTTACAACCGGCACAGTTTACGAGTATTTCAAGCGCACAGAACACGACACTAACCAGGTTATCCAAGAAGGCGAACCGTTGCACATTGGGCAGGACTTTAACATTGGCGGGTGTTGTTCTGCGGTATGCGTTGAGCGTGGCAATGAGATGCATTGCGTTGACGAGTTGCAATCACATGACACAATGCAATTAATTCAAAACCTTAAACAGCGTTATCCAAACAACCCGATCACAATATACCCCGATGCAAGTGGGTACGCTGGAAAAACCAATGCGTCAATCTCAGATAACCAAATGCTAATCAATGCAGGCTACGAATTAATAGCCCCTAGAAAAAACGGGTTAGTTAAAGATAGGATAAATTCGGTTAATATCATGTTTTCAAAGAAAAAATTATTTGTAAACACTGAGAAATGCGTTAATATAACATCAGCACTTGAGCAACAGGCGTATGACAAAAACGGATCGCCTGAAAAACACCCAGGAGCGGCAACGCCTGACGATTGGAATGATAGTCTTGGGTATGTCGTTGTAAGGCATCAAGAGCAACAGGCACAAGGCTTGGTTAATTTAAAAATGAGAGTAGGCTAATGGCAGTAATCACAACTAGAAGCGGTAAAGGTTCAGCGTTAACTCACGTTGAAATGGACGCTAACTTTAACAATCTTAATGATGACAAGATTGAGACATCTGAAAAAGGCGCAACCGTAACTGAGCAAGATTCTGCAACAGGCGCGGCTCAGCTTCCAACGGGTACAACGGCACAGCGTCCAGGCGCACCCGTTGAGGGGCAACTAAGGCGTAACTCAGAAACTGGGCAATTCGAGGGTTTTAGCGGTACTGATTGGGGAGCGGTTGGCGGCGGAGCTACAGGCGGCGGCAACGATGCAGTATTTCATGAGAATGACCAAGTAGTTACAGCAGACTACACCATTACAACAGGTAAAAATGCTATGAGTGCAGGAGTGATTACAATTGCTGACGGGGTGACGGTTACAATCCCTGACGGAAGTACGTGGAGTATCATTTAATGAGTTTAATTGTAGATAGCGTTCAAACGGACGAATTTAAAAACAAAGCTGGAACTAGAGAGTACGGTAGATGTACTGCTTGGGTTAATTTTAACGGAACTGGCACAGTTGCTATTAGAGATAGTTTGAATGTTTCTAGTATTATTGATAACGGAGTTGGGCTTTATACTGTTAATTTTAGTCAGGCTATGAGTAATACAAATTACTCAATTGTAGTTGCACCAGGGCATACAAAGTTGTCAGATTATTTTACAAATATGTCTATAAGTGCTTATACAGTATCTTCTGTTTCAATAGCAGTCGGGTACGTTACTCCTACGGCAGACGCAGCATATGATAGAGCCTTTAATAACTTAGCAGTATTCGGAGGCGAGTAAATGAGCAACCTAAAAGTAGCAAACATCGTCAACCCTACAACGGCTGACACTACTCCTACAGATAACTTAAGTAAACAGGTTTGTAAGGCATGGGTTAATTTTAATGGTACTGGCACAGTTGCTATTAGAGATAGTTTTAATGTTTCTAGTATTACTGATAATGGTACAGGAAATTATCAAGTAAATTTCACGCAAAACATGACGAGTGCTAATTACTCTGTGACTGCTGGTGCGGCAAAAAAAGACGCTAACAACGATGGTAATATGATTGCACAAGTAAATGGGTATAACAATGGCATAAGTAATCCAAATAAGGTAAGCAGTTGCCACGTGATTACTAGCTTGGGTACGCAAGCTCCCACTTTTGATTCAGGCGTAGTCACAGTCCAAATATTCGGAGGATAAAATGAAAAGAATTATATTTAAAAATGATGAAGGTGGGGTTTCTGTAGTAGTGCCTGCTCCTAATGTTAAAGCAGAAGACATCGCTCAGAAAGTAGTACCCACTGGTAAGCCTTACAAGATTGTAGATGTAGCTGATATTCCTAGTGACCGTACATTACGTGATGCCTGGACAGTAGATGAAGCAACCTTAACAGATGGTGTAGGGGGTTAGTATGGCTTCTATTATTCGAGGCTCTGATGGGTTCGATAGTGATATTCATCAGGGCATTGGCGTAAATCAGACTTGGCAAGATGTAACTGCTAGTAGAACTGGTGGGGTTACTTATACAAATACTACTGGTAAGCCTATATATATATCTGTATCGGCTTATAACACAGCAACAACCTCATATATGCAATTTAGTATAGATTCCGTTGATAATATTGTTGATGGTGACAGTGATGCTGGGTTAAATGTTGGCGGGTGTAAAATGGCTGGGCAGTTTATTATACCAGATGGGTCAGCTTACCAAGTAAACATCCATAACGGTGCTTTCGAAAAGTGGAACGAACTGAGATAAGGAAACGATATGAAATACTACAAAAACAAAAACAATGAACTCTTTGTTGACCCTATCTTGGCTAACCACTCAGATTTAACAGAGATTACAGAGGCAGAGTTTAACGAACAGTTAGCAATCAACAATACGCCTACACAAGAACAGTTAAATACTCAACGTATTGCTGAACTTAAACAGTTGCTTCTTGCTTCTGATTTCAAAGTCTTACCAGATTATGACCAAGACAATACACAAATTAAAGCTGACCGTTTAAAATGGCGTGAAGAGATTAGACAATTGGAGACAGCACAATGATTAACATTGATATGACAAAAGCAAAAGAAATTGCACATGAGAAACGCAGAGCAGTACGTTCTGAGAAGTTTAAACCTTTAGACATTGAAGCTACTATTCCAGCTATGGCTACAGAAGCAGAAGCTAAACGACAAGTTATTCGTGATGAAGACGCTGTTGTTCAAGACAACATCGATTCGGCGGTAACGGTTGAAGATTTGAAAACTATCGTTGATTCTATTTAAGGGGTTATAAATGCCTACAGTTGACCTAACAAAAGGCTTGGCATTGCATAACGCTTTACCGGCAACACGAATTGAGAAGTTTAAAAAGCGTTTCAATATGTTTAACGATAACTATCGTGATCAGGTAGAAAATAAACTTGGTTTGGTATATGCGGCATTTAAAGAGCTAAAGCTTGACGTTCAATTGCACCATCAAACAAACCTTTATAAGCAGATTGTAAACAAGATTAGCCATGTTTATAGTTTTGGGGTTGAGCGTGAATTTACAAACGAGCAACACGCAGAGCTATACAACACGCTAAGAGTAAACAA